GGTATAATTCATCGCAAAGCTGGCACAAATTCAGTTTCTGACGATTGATATCAATGGAGCCAACTTCAATTTTTGATAGATCGAGAATGTCCCCGATTAATTTCAGGAGTATCTCACTGTTGGTTTCAATCAGTTGTTTATATTCAAATTTTTCTTCCGCATCATCCGTTTCGGTCAGCAATTCAGAGAATCCTACAATTGCATTGAGTGGAGTACGGATTTCGTGACTCATGTTAGCGAGGAATGTGGACTTCAATTTGTCCGCTTCTTCTGCTTTGTTTTTGGCTGTAATCAGATTTTGCTGGTATATAATGTCTTCGGTAATATCCCGTTGAATAAATGTGATGACAACTATATTGCCAGCTTCATCTTCTACTGCACTGTAGGTAAAGCTGGAGTACCTATAATCTGTTGCATTGTTTTCCAGAACTCTTAATATAATCCTGTTTTCCGGGAGTTTCTGTTTATGAGCTACTGCTTCCAGTAATGCCATGAATTTATTTCTGTCGTCGGGATGGATGCTCTCATATATGGATTGCAATGATCTTTTCTCAATATTCTCGATATGGACATCGAATTTGCAAAACAGACCTTCCTTTATATTGTAGTTCCATGAGGATAGCTTCCCAGCATTCAAGGCTAGTGATAATTCCTTTTGTGTTGCTTTTATTTTCTTGTAGCTTTCAATAATTTCCCGTTCTTGTGCTTTCTTTACGGTGATATCTTCACAGGCTAGTAAATAGCCTTGACGATTTCCTTCGGGATCGCGCATGATAGTTACTTTGGTAACAAAGTATTTTTTGATTCCTTTGATGGGTGTTTCGTAGAAGTTTTCACAAAGATCGAAATCATAATCGGTTTCAAAAGAGACGTTCAACCCCTGCTTTAGGAGAGTTTTATCTTCTGCCGTGATGTTAGGGTCATCGAAGATATTAATATTATAAATATCCTTCATGGTTACACCGAACATTTTTAGTGTGGTGCCATTGGCGTATTTCAGATATCCATCTTTGTCATATACGCCGAGCCCTAAAGGTATGTATTCAGGAATGAGCGACAGAAGTTCATTTTCCATGTTTATTATTGCACCTATGATGTTTTATAACGTGGTGCAAATGTATGCAAATTCCCGGAATTTTATGATTATCGTGGTTAATATTTGTTGGAAGCTGGTCGGAATAGTAAACTTTAACATAGAGGATAGGAAGGTGTTATAAACAAAAAATCCTGCAAGTCATAAACTTACAGGATCTTTTGGGGTGACTGATGGGACTCGAACCCACGACATTCAGAACCACAATCTGGGATTGTTTAGAGGGTATATTATTGTATATTAATATGCTAGCTGTTTTGTTCTCTTTAAACGGGTAAACAATGGGTAAACAATTCGCAATTTGATGCTTTTTGTATCAAAGCGGGGGGGATGATGCCCTGCTTTAGGTACTTGTTATTTGAGATAAGTTTACCATTCATCATTAGGTATCATATTTTTATTAATTTCGTTCTCAATATTATCTATTATAGCCATAGAACTTTCATAAACAAATTTAAGATTATCAAAACTGGTTATTCTATGTTTAGGTTTACAATCTTTCCAATATGGATAAAAATTGGTTAGCTGATATTCTGTACCATTAAAAGAGTGTCTGAGGTCTGCTCCTGTTTCATTCCAAAGGGAGCTTACGGTAATCGTAACTCTATATCGTCCTTCTTTTACTTCTATTTTTATTAAATGCCAACATCGGTTTCTACATATAGAGGCCCAATTTATTGTTCTAATATCAGAATCAGTGAAGCCTTTGCCTATGATAATTCCAGCATCTTTATCTTTGTTTTGAATCACATCTTTTGAATCTTTGTATATTTTCGATAAAGCTTCTAATGCCTTGTTGTAAATTTCATCTTTTGATATTTTATTAGCAGGTATTACCTTAGAGAAAACCCATTCGCCATTTGATTCTGTGAAATTCTTCTTCATTTCTTCAAATTCAGAAATAACATTGCGCTCTTCTTTTTTAGATTTTTGGGCATATACGCTTCCAAAAATAGAGATAGTCATTATTAAAAGTAAAATCTTTTTCATTATGCTTATATATTTAATTTGTTCTTTAATTCATTGAATAAATCTGGATTTTCAAGTTCTTCCCAATAGTATTTCTTGTAACTGTCCCGGTCAAAACTTTGTTTCTTCTCATAAACGATAAGGCAATGTTTGTCGCAGAGAACGATTACTGAAGATTCAAGTAAGCAAGCGTATGAGCGAGCTTGCAAAAATGCTTCTTCTATCTCTTGGTTGTTCTTCATGTAAAGTTTGGCTTCAATCAACACTTTGGACTTTTCTTCATCTGGCTTATTTTCATAATGCAAAGCGTAATCTGGGAATATCCGGTGCCCACGTCCTGCATGTATTGGTAATTGGCGAATGAAGTCTTTGTTCTCATACCATCCCATAGAGTTAAGCAAAGGTTCTAATAGCTGTTGTTCTACGTCCCGTTCTATCTCTATACTTACATTCTTGGGTAGTGTAGGAGCATATAGCTTTGGTAGGGTATCTATATCAAATCCTTTTGCCTTTATCATTCGCAGAAGTTCTGAATAATCCTCACTACTCATTGGCCATCCGTTTACTCCCTGAAACTTCTTTCTAATAAGAGGATGCTTTGAGAAGTATTCATCGGCTTGGAGTTCCTTCAATGTTATATGAGGTAGATTTACCTTATTTCCTATGTACGTATTGCTGTAATAGTGGAAGAACGGGTCTATTACTCCATCTGTTTGAGCTATCCAAAAGCAAGTTATTGCGCTAACCGGTGATGTTTCATAGTGAATTAGAATATCGCCTTTTTGGGTTTCAGGATTGGCCTGCCAAAAAGTAAAATCTAAAGTAGATTCTATCGGGGCTGTTTTCCCACCAATGAACCATGCTTGTGCCGGTTGTGGAATATCTGTTTTTTCTTTTGAAATGAAATTGGGTGCATAGTCATATAAAAATGCGCATAACTCTGCTGGAGAGAGTTGGTTTTCAATTCTAAACCGATAAAATACCTCACACAATTCCCAATAATACATACATCTCGATTTATAATCAGATTTTTTAGGAATAAGAGGAAGTTCTATCTCGAATGTGTCTGTTATCTTATTTAAAACGAAAAAACGACTTCTGAAAAGGTTTGGGAAAAAGTATTCAGGGGCAAAGTAATATAACATGAATGACAACATATCGTTAGCTGATAGCATTAATTGGTATTCGCCCTCATTGATTACTGCTACATGCTCTTCATCAAATATCCCTTTGGTTGTGAGTGTATAATAAAATCGCTTTGCTGATTCATGGTTTTCAGGCTTTTTTGCACTGTCGAAAGAGCAAGTCCAAAATAGGTCGCATGTTTCTACAAAATAGTCTTCTGAAAGAAAATGTGCTGAATTAGGATTGTATTTAGAAAACAGTTCGTATTCAGTCATTTTCTCATTGGCTTCTTCAAACTCCTTAATAGCTTTTTGTCCGTCGGAAGATTGCTTATATAGATTCCATGTGTATTGATTGAATTTCATAGTTTATACCCAATTCATTACAGTAACTACTCCTACTACTATTGCCCAATCTTGAATTTCGTCAGCAGGAAGATCGTATGGTATAAATCCTTCCTCTTCATTGAAAGATACGCATTTAATATATCCATCTTTTTCTGAAGGCATAATTTTTTTTACAACTACCCCATCGGGTGTAGCTAATGCATATACTTCTCCCCACCTAACATGTGATCTACTTTTCCATATTCTGCATCCTACAATAGAACGTTCGGGAATACTTCTTTCTGGATGACTTCTATTTATCATACTTCTTCCTCGTGTCCTAATGGTAAAATCACAGCCTGCTAAATCAGGAATGATGTATCTATCGCATTTATTAGCTTCTATTGCAACTTCAAAACCAGATGGCATTCCGCATGAGGCGGCTTCTAATTCAAATAAAGGGATGACATTTTTATTGTTACATTCCAAGTGTGGAATATTGTTTGCGATATTATCGCAGTCAACTTCAATGAAAGGGATAATGATACTTCTTCCGAATCTTTCTATTATACTATTATATAATTCTTCGGTGAGATTTTTTTTTCCTGTTTCAAGCTCAGATAGATAAGACTGAGAAATACCCACTTCTTTTCTGAATGTCTCTTGACTCATTTTTAGAGACTTACGCAGTTTTGCAATATTTAGTCTATTCATATAATGTTAAATATTGTCAATATAGCGATATTATATTGCGATAAATAGCGATATATTGCGATAAGATAGTATATTTGCATCATCAATCATTCATTGACGCAACAAAGATAGAAAATAGATTGATAGGATAAAATAGTATAAACATATTAAATCACACGGTTATGAGCACGAATTTTAAAAATCAAATGAAAGAGGTCATGAGTTTGGCATGGTCTTTCGTGAAGAGAAACGGTTTTTCAATGAGTGAAGCACTAAAAGTTGCTTGGGCAAATTTGAAGTTGAAAGCTCAAATGAAAAGTAAGATTGTGAAGTTCTACTTTCAAAAAGTAGATGGTTCTGTACGTGAAGCCTATGGCACGCTGAATGAAAAGCTGATGCCTGCTATTACTGGTACTGACAAGAGGGCAAAGAATGACACCGTTCAAACTTATTTCGATACAGAACGCCAAGAGTTCAGATGCTATAAAAAGGCTAACCTTTTAAAAATTGCTTGATATGAGACAGTATAGGGTATGTGACAGCATAGATGCTTATGAGTTTGAAAAGTCTTTAGTTAAGGCTTGTACTGAGCTTGATAGAGTAGACGGTATGTCAGAGGCAGAGGCTTGTACATACTGTAATACTGATACCAAAGAAGAAGCCTTGCAGAGTATTCAAGAAGAGATTGAGTACATAGAGTTTCAACTTGACAGAATGGCGGTATGATAGAAATGATGATAACATTGGCAAGCCTGTATGTTGGGTATAGGCTGTTCAGAAAGCCGGGTGAGAAGTTCTTCTACAAAGATTAATCACACGATTATATCACGCACGACAGCCCGTGCAGACGTAGAGAATATTCTACACGGGCACTATTGATTAGTTCTTTGACATTGTGGAACACTGCTATATCTTCTTCTCCACCCACGATATAGCTGAAATAATGCAAGATATAAAGGGCTTGTATGTCAGCATGTGACATTGATACATGACAGTTAGCTTTTGACTGGAATAAAAGATGAGTTAACTTACGACTCAGCAAATGTAAGGGCGCTACTTTGGGCGCGAAAACAATGGATAAGTAAAACCACAGCAAAACCGTCCATTAAGCAGTAAGCATACGGGTTGGGCGTCCGTACTGGTATTGATATAAAAGCCCGTCAGTTCTCGATTACTGGTACAACTGTCTAAAAGGTTGGCGGGCACAAACTAGTATTTATTATTATGGAAGTAAATGAGTACCTTAAGTTCTTGGAAGATACAGTAAAAGAACTTTCACTTGAATTGAAAGCTACTACTGATTGTTTGGCGGCTTTGTCTATTAGACGTACAAGAGAAATGGATAGTTTAATGCTGCGTATTGATGACGCAGTTCACCAAAGTAAATGCACGCTTGCCAAAGTAGAGGAGAAGTTGCCATGAAAGTGATTATGTTTTCTTTTTCAGTGATCTTACTATTATGTATGACAGTGATACTATGTAATGCTGTTATCAAGGATAGTCCCATGTATGTGTCCGGTGTCATACTGACATCTATAATGTTTGTCTTATCTATTATACTCACTGTTTTGACGTTTTCGGAGTTGAAAGAGGATTATTGACATAACTGTTTTTGTCGTGTTTTATTTTGTGTTTGTACTAGGTGTACCGTCTGTGAAGATAGTGCACCTTTCTTATTTCGGATAAGTGGCGGAATTGGTAGACGCACTCAATACCAGAGCGAGTTCAGTGAAAATCTGTATGCAAGTAATGTTGGACGCATCATGAAAGCAGACATCTCATCCCGGTTCGAGTCCGGGCTTGTCCACGAATCATTAATTTAAAATTAAATCTTATGGCAAAAGAATCAGAAGAAAGAAAAAAAGTCAAAGAGAAGCTGATAAAGAAAAACGATAAGCTACCTTTTTCTTTATCTCTTTATGTGAAAGTGTCCCGTATGGTTCAAGATTTGAATCGTTTGGCGAGAGCCAATCGGCTTGTAGAACCGGAAGATGTACTTTATTCTATTCAGCAAGAAGGAGCTCCTAAAGGGAAGTTCTATGTAGTAAGGAACTACTAATTATCAACTCACACGATTATGGATAGAGTATTTACAGAGCTCACACCCGAATGCGAGATTACAGCACGAATGTACGCACAAGGGTATGAGAAGAAAGAAATTGCAAATCTTAAATGCAGGGCTGTTTCAACGGTAAACAACCAATTACAGAAGGCATTTGATGTTTTGCAGGTGAGGAATGGTCGGGAATTGGCAACCATGCTTTATGAACGGATAGCCGGTGTGAAATTCACAATGGATTTTTCACCTATCATTCGTACATCCGTTGCCTGTGGCTTATTATGTGTCTTTTCTTTGTCGCTTTACCACGAGCAGAGCGATATGAGAAGGGCACGAAGGACAAAAATTGAAACATTTGAAAGAGCAAGGAGGATAGAATGAATATAGAAGAACTTCAATCTATAATGATTGACAGTTACCAAGTTGGATATATGGAGGCTGTCAAGGCTTATGAGCCATCGCAAGATTTTATCCGGTTGAGTGAGGTGAAAAGATGGCTAAAGATGATGAAGATTGACCTTAAACGGTTTAATGTTCTTGTACATAAGGAAATTATCAAGCCTGTTCGCAAAGGGGATAGTAGGAACTCCCCTCTTTACTATTCCAAAAAAGAAATCAAGCAAGCCCTTTCAATGGCGAATGTTAGCGGACTTCTAGCGAAAGAAACAATTAAATTAACTCTTTAAAAATTACGATTATGAGTCTTATCAAAAAATCAAATGAATTAGTAATCCCTACCACTGTAAAGATGATGATTTACGGCCAAGCTGGTATGGGAAAGAGTACGGTGGCATTGAGTGCCCCGAAACCGTTGTTGTTGGACTTTGATAATGGTGTTAAGCGTATGAACATGGCGCATCTGGAAAACATAGACACAGTACAAGTCACTTCTTGGAGTGATGTTCAGCAGGTCTTGCAGGAGGATTTGTCAGCCTATCAGACAATCGTGGTAGATACCATTGGCAAGATGATGGATTTCATCATTACTTATAAATGTGGTAGCCGGCAGCCATCTATCAGGGATTGGAGTGGTATCAATGCAGAGTTTTCATGGATGACAAGAACGCTCTCAAGCTTGAACAAGCATATCATTTTCGTAGCCCATCGGGACACACGGAAAGAAGGTGATGATACTGTGTTTATCCCTGCCTTGCGTGAAAAATCCTACAACTCCATTGTTACCGAACTGGATTTGCTCGGTTATCTTGAAATGAAAAGCGAAAGAGGGGTGCAGAGACGTACTATAACTTTTGACCCGACTTCAAGAAATGACGGTAAGAATACCTGCAATCTTCCTTCAGTAATGGAAGTGCCGACTATCCTTGACAGGAACGGTAATCCAAATGCCAAGAACGACTTTATCACTACCAAGATAATCAATTCGTATTTAGGTATGCTTGCGGCAAAGAAAGCAGCACAGGAAAAGTATGATAAGGTGATAGAGGAAATCAAAGAAAGTATCGAGTTTATAACTGATGCCAAGTCTGCTAATGAGTTCGCCTCTCATATTAATGAGTTTGAACACGTTGGTAGTTCTTTGATGAAAGCGAGAAGCTTATTTGCCGCCAAAGTGAACTCTTTGGGGTTAGTATTTGATAAAGAAACAAAAACTTATTCAGATGCAGCCTAAATATCGTTTTTACGCCACGATTCTTGATGCCTTTTGGGGATATCTGAATAGTGATGTGATTTGGGATAAATATTGGGGGTGGTCAGAAAATCCACCCCATACTCCCGAAGAATTTCACGAATTGCAGTTTCAAGAACTGATAGACCGTATCAACCGAAAGCCTTTTGACAGCGAGAAAGCGGACCGCGGCACTGCCTTTAATGAAGTGATTGATTGTATGATTGAGAATCGGAAATCTGAAACGGTTAAAGTTGAGAAGGTGTATAAGGTTAATAGATTTGGTGCATGTGATGAAATGGGGAAGCCTCTTTATTATGATGAAGAAGAAACAAAGGAAGTTATTGCACTGAAAGCCACCTACAACAATCGTGAGTTCACCTTTCCTATTTCTCTTTGTCGTGAGTTTGCCGCCTACTACAAAGGCGCACTGACCCAGCAACGAGTAGAAGCAATCCTGCCAACTGCCTACGGTAACGTATTAGTTTACGGTCTGATTGATGAACTGATGCCTACCAGTGTTCACGACGTCAAAACGACTGGCAGTTATACCGTTGGGAAATTCAAAGACCATCACCAGCACCTTGTTTATCCATACGCTCTTATGCAGAACGGGTCAGATGTGCGAACGTTTGAGTATAATATTGTTGAGTTCAACAAGGCAGGTTATCCGGTAGATACTTATACAGAAACATACGTTTTCAATCCCAAACGTGATATTCCTATTCTTACTAATCATTGTGAGGAGTTTATCCGGTTCTTGGAAGAAAACAGAGAACTTATAACCGATAAAAAGATATTTGGAGGAGAAAACTAATGGCAAATCAGATAACTGGAAGAATAATCGAAATCGGGCAGACCGTCCAAATTCCATCTAAAAGTGGTGGTTCCCCATTTACTAAACGGGAATTTATTTTAGATGCTACCACTTACGACCCTTATACTGGTGAACGTAGTGAGTATGAGAATATTATTCCCTTAGAGTTTTCAGGTGATAAATGTGCAGAACTTGACCGTTATAAAAATGATGATGTAGTGACTATATCATTTGTCTTACAGGGGCGTTCATGGACAAATCAGGATGGGGAACTTAAACGTATGGCGTCTATTCGATGCTATAAAATAGAAGCGCGTGGCGGTGTATCGCAGTCCCCACAGACTGTACCGGCACAGCAACCAATTCAACAACCTACACCGCAGCCGACTTATCAGCAACCGCAGAACTTTCCGCCTCCTGTTGATGCGAATGGTAATGTAAAGGATGATTTACCATTTTAATGTATGTTGTTCGATTTGAAGAATGAATACCAAGTACCCAAGTTTAAAGAGTATGTAAATAAGTTGTTTAAAGAGCGTTCGGTGGTAGAGGTAAAGAAAAAACTGCCTAATCGCACGCTGGCACAAAACAGTTATTTGCATCTTCTTTTAGGGTATTTTGGTAGTGAATACGGTTGCAGCCTTGATGAAGCTAAAATAGACTTCTATAAGAGGACTTGCAACCGTGATTTGTTTGAACGCAAGACGGTCAACAAGAAAGGCAATGAAGTAACCTATTTGCGCAGTTCTGCCGAACTGACAACAGGTGAAATGACTCTAAGTATTGACCGCTTCCGTAATTGGAGTGCATCAGTGGCAGGAATTTATTTGCCGGCTGCAAATGAACATCAAATGCTGATATACGCCCAGCAGGAAATACAAAGAAATCAAGAATTTATTTAGTTATGATAGAAACAAGAAAAACAGAAATCCGGTATGTGACATCTGACCCGAAGAAGATGCTCAACATGTACCTTGCAAAACGTGTCCTCAAAACATGGGAGGAATCTTTTATTGATGAAGATACCGGTGAAACAGTAACCATTGAACGAAATGAAATTCTTTTCGACCGTGGTACGCTAATAGACCAAGACACTTTGGCGAAAATTCGTTTCAGTATGGAGGCCGACGGTATCAAGGAAGTGGAAGTCAGCAACCAGAACCGCTTGGCGTTCGAGAATGAAAACAAGTTCTTATATCCCTATCTTGCACAAGCACAAATAAGTGACAAGAAGTATAAGTTCTTGCTGTATGCCACTGGGCTAGAGAATGCTTGCCTTATCTTGAAAGACTACATCGAACTCAATTACCAGTTCGGATTCACCCTGACAATGATAAAGGAGTTCGATTCCTGCGTGATTCTTACTGACAACTTGAAAGAACGCAAAGTTGATGATGCTTCGCTTGCCTATCTCAAAAATGAAATCACTATGGCAGAATATGTTGACAAGATGGACGATGAGACGGAAGATAGCGACGAAGAATCTAAACCGAATGAAAAGAAATTCTACCAGATTGAGACGAAAATCACATTCACGGATGGGGAGAATGAAGACGAAAGGGTTCAGACTTTTGTCGTGAACACCTTCAACGTTGACAGAGCGATGATGCTTATTACTCACTACCTCAAAAACAAAGAGGAGGAATGTGAGAAACAAGCCAAAGAAAAGGGACATGATTTCAAAAAGAGAGAAATCCATACGGCTATTGAATCAGCCAAACCTATTCCGGTCGGGCGATTTATTCCGAAAGAGTTCTCAATGGCTTATATGGAATAACTTTGTTAACCTGCCTGCTCGGTCTGTGAAGATATGGCGGGCGAAAATGGCAGTATGGCGGAAGGGTGTAGACGCTATGTAGACTTTCAAGATAGGTTCGTAAATGGGAGGATATGGATTTTTAATCAAAACACCTATCATGCAGGTTCGAGTCCTGTTACTGCCTCATAAATGTGAGCCACACATAAATGGCAAGGGTTAGTGAATAATGGTTGTTGTGCCCCGGAGAATACGCTTCGGGGCTTTTAATTTTGGAAATCAATAATATAAATATTATGGCAATTTATTTAGGGAATTTATCTGTAAATCAGATCGAAGAGAGGTTAAATATCATCTTAACGGATATGGAAAGAGATAACCTGTCTAAAATGAGAGAATCTAATGCCAGCAATATCCCGGATGGGAAATGGCATTGTTTTGATATTCCTTTTATGATAATGTGTGGAAGCAAGGAAACGGCAATTATTATACGTGATATACTTGCACCTTATTCCAGCGAAATGGCATGTAAAATTCAAATTGGTTTTTGATGATATGCCATACTACATAAAACGAACTAAGGCTAAGAAGAAAGACAAGCCTTTACCTCTGTTTGATAAAGCAGGGGTAACAGTAAAGAAGAAGCCGGATTTGAAAGCTAAACTTGACAAAGAGTTTTCCCTTTTCACCCGGCTTCGTGATTGTATGCCTAACGGGTATTTCCGATGTATATCATGTGGACAGATAAAACCGTTCGGGCAAGCCGACTGTGGTCACTATTTCAGCCGCACGCATCTGGCTACCCGATTTGATGAGAACAATTGCCATGCCGAATGCCGTGCGTGCAACCGTTTCCGTGCCGACCACCTTGAAGGCTACCGTGAGAATTTGATAGCCAAAATCGGACAACAGCATTTTGACTTGCTAAAAGTGAAAGCTGCATCAAATACTAAGATGTCAGATTTTGAGTATGAGCAACTAATCAAGTATTACAAAGCACTTAATAAGAAGTTACGAAAGGAGAAAGGTTTATGAGTTATGTATTGCGAGATTACCAACAGAAAGCCTCTGATGCAGCCGTTTCTTTCTTCAACAACAAGGCGAAGAAAACGAATGCTATCATGGTGTTACCTACGGGATCGGGAAAGAGCCTTATTATAGCGGATATAGCCGCAAGGCTTGACGGTCATACTTTGGTGTTCCAGCCAAGTAAGGAAATACTCGAGCAAAACTTCAAAAAGCTCTGTTCTTATGGCATTCTTGATTGTAGCATTTATTCGGCTTCTTTCAACTCAAAGGAAATAAGCCGGATAACATTCGCAACAATCGGATCGGTAAAGAATCATCCCGAACTGTTTATCCACTTCAAGAATATCATCGTTGATGAATGCCACCTTGTAAACCCCAAAGAGGGAATGTACAAGGATTTCTTTGATGCGGTAAAGTGTAAGGTTCTTGGATTAACAGCAACGCCATACCGTTTAAGCTCCAGCCGTGATTTCGGCTCCATGCTGAAATTCATTACAAGAACCAAGCCTCATGCCTTTTCAGAGGTCATTTACCATGTTCAGGTATCGACACTGCTCGACATGGGTTATCTGGCAAAGCTGAACTACTATCCCATGAACCCAGCCGGCTGGAACGAACTCAACCTGAAGGTCAACACCACCGGTGCCGACTACACCGACAAATCCGTACAACGGGAATACGAGCGGATAGACTTCTACGGCTACCTTGTCCACATCGTCCAAAGACTGATGAGTCCCAAAGCTGGAGGTAAACGGAAAGGAATATTGGTCTTTACCCGGTTCTTGAAAGAAGCCGAACGACTAACGATGTCAATACCTGGTTGTGCTATTGTATCCGGTGAAACTCCAAAAGTCACGCGTGAAATGATTCTCAAGCATTTCAAGACAGGTGAAATACCTGTTGTTGCCAATGTCGGAGTATTAACTATTGGATTTGATTACCCGGAACTTGATACTGTTGTGATGGCACGTCCTACGATGTCGCTCGCTATGTGGTACCAAATAGTTGGACGTGCTATCCGTCCGCATCCTTCAAAGGAAACAGGATGGATCGTTGACCTCTGCGGGAACATAAAGCGCTTCGGGGAGGTATCAGACTTGAGGTTGTTTGACAGTGGCAATGGTAAATGGGCCGTTTTCTCCAAAGGTAAGCAATTAACTAACATAAGATTTTAATATGGTATTAAAGAGGAATAAGCATGGCACGAATAAGAACAATTAAACCGGAATTCTGGGAAGATGAGAAGATTGGCAAATTACCAATCCCGTGCCGCCTCTTCTTTATTGGTTGTTGGAACTTTGCCGATGATTTCGGAGTTATCAAAGGTAATGCTGCATTACTCAAATCTCAAATATTTCCTTACGATGAAAACTTACGAGTATCTGAAATAAAAAAGTGGATAGATTCCTTAGTGGATGCCCGGATGTTAGTACCTATTATTCATGCAGAAGAAAGCTACTACTTTATCCGCACATTCCGTAGTCATCAAGTCCTTGATAAAAGATACGATAAGTCTTATATCGGTAAGGGTATAGTAAAAGAGTTGATTAGTAGGGCTTTAAATGATAACGATGTGAACACTACGTCAACACCACGTGATAACGATGTGAACACTACGGAGGAAAAGGAAGAGGAAAAGGAAGATAAGAAAGAATCTCCTAACGGAGATAAGAAAGAAGCTGTGGCTTCTTCACCCGCTTTTTCAAATCCTGATTTTCTAAAATTCAATGATTGGTTGAAACGTAAAGCCCCTTTTTGTAGTAACCCTAAAAATTTCTCTTCTCAAATTACAGAAGCTGAGTTTCTAAAACTCAAAGAGAAATATACCGGTAAGCAGATAGCGGACATCATTGAACAGATAGAGAATCGAAAGGATTTACGTAAACGATATACTAACCTTTACAGGACGGTATTAAACTGGGCAAAAAAAGAATATGGAAGTTAACATTCAACTACGCGATGAAGATGCCGAGAGAATAGTTCTAGGCACTATTATTCTTCAACGCAATGCGTTTGAAGAAGTGAGAGAATTACTATCGGAAGAATCTTTCTACAATCCTTTCCATCAGGAGATATACAAGGCTATTCTTCAAGTGGTGTCATCTGGGAACAGGCCTGATATGATAACGGTCAAAGGAAAACTTGTTGCCAATGGTGTGAAGTTTGAACTGGTGGAGTATATGAAAATTGCTTCTAACAGTACTTTTGACTTGTATCAGTATGCAGCAAGACTTCATGACTTGACCATCAGGCGTAAATTCTATGTAATAGGGCAATATCTTATCTCAAACTCTTATTCGGAATCAGAAGATATTCTTGATATTACTAATTCTGTGAGTGACGAACTTGCGTCTCTCTTCAAGTCAAGTAGCACCACAGTATCAACCATTAATGATGGGCTAGAGAATGTTTACAGCATGATAAATGAGAATCTTTCAGGAGCTAAAGATATCACTGGTACTCCAACTGGTTTTGAAAAAATAGATTCCAAATCAGGAGGATTACAAAAATCTGACTTGATAATCATTGCCGGTGAGACTTCGCAGGGCAAGACTTCTTTAGCTGTTTCTATCATGAGGAATGCAACAGATTTTGGTGCCAAGATTGCCATGTATTCTATGGAAATGAAGAAAGAGCAGATAACAGCTCGCATTCTTTCTATGGAGAGTGGTGTTCCTGCCAATCAGATCATGTACTCACGCTTGACAGATTCACAGCTACAGTCGGTTGACAAAGGTATTGGCAAGGTATCAGGTAAGGGTATCTACTTTGATGACCGAAGTACTTCCAATATTGACACTATCATTTCGTCCATTCGCTATATGAAGTTGAAATATGGCATTGATGGTGCTATAGTTGACTATTTGCAGATTCTTAATGTCAACATGAAAGGAGCAAACAAGGAACAGCAGATGGGTGATGTCGCCCGTAGGTTGAAGAACCTCGCAAAAGAGCTTGATATTTGGATTATCGCTTTATCCCAGCTCAATAGAGACAACATGAATCCGGTTCCTTCTCTCGCACGCCTTCGGGATAGCGGACAAATAGCAGAAGCGGCTGATGTAGTTATGCTTATCTACCGCCCGGAAGTAAACAAAAAATCCTATCCGAATGAGTTTTCTAATGTTGATACCAGAGGAACAGCAATGATTGATATTGCCAAAGGTCGAAATATTGGATTGCTACGGTTCATTTGTGGGTTCAATGCCGCTACGACTTGCTTTTATAATCTTGACTCCGTTCCATTATCAGGAACTAACATTGCTGATGTGGAAGACGATAATCCATTTTAAATATGAGAGTTACCATTTATTGGGAAACAAGGCACCTTGATCCCAAAGACATCCCCAGAATCAAAAAGAGAATTAGGGATAAGTTTAATATCCCAGACTATACTACCGTGAATGGCGAGACTCCCTGTGACATCAAAGACGAAGATATGGAACTTCTCAGAGAAACTGAACGCAGGGGGTATATACAAATAAGAAATAAATAACAAGAAAATATGAAACAGACATTAGAAGAAGCCAAGCGTGAATATATAGAAAAGTATGTATCTCGCAATGAATATGCTAGCTTTGGGAAAGCTTTTGAAGCTGGTGCAGAATGGCAGGCAAATCAATCCCTCTGGATAAGTATAAAAGAGGAAAAACCGGTACAGAACAAGGTTGTACTCGTTAATCGCAACGGAAACCATTTTGCCGGATATCTATCTTATGCCATGGGCGACTGGTGGTGGGACACCACGGTCCTTAGTGGAATGGAAAGCCATCTTATGAGCGATGATGACTTGTGGATGGATATACCGAAGTTTAACGAATAACTAATAGAGGAATGAATAAAAATGTATCTAAATATGCTTCTGAGCATTGGAGCAATAACGATTATAAGGTAAGAGCCGAAATAGCTCATCAAAAAAGTGTATGTGTAGCTACCTCTGTTGTAAGAAAGGCTGTATTGGAAACCTTTGAAAAGGCTTTCTATCTTGCTGAGGAAGAGATGAAGCATAAAGCTACTGAAGCGTTCCGCCATTTTGTCGAAGATTATTGTAACGAATCGGGAAGAAAGGATATTGCGGCAGAATCGGAGCACTATCTGAAGATATTCAATGAGTTAATTAATGCTTAATAAATGAAATGAGTAAAATTGATAGATTAATTCAGCTCGTCTCTGATGCAGACGAAGCATATAAACAATCAGTCATTAATATCCTGAATGAAATAACTCCAGGATTGGACATGGAATCTAGGCAGGAAATTGCTAAGAAGATCTGCTGGGACAAACACGGAAGTGGGAGCCCCGATGAGACCATATTAATGTATGATGGTAGAGCTTTCGACAATCCAGCTTTAGTAGATATTCTCACTGAACGAATCCAGAAAACAAGAAAAGAAAATAAGGACCTGGAGCCGGATATTGATAAACGATATTGGTGTGAAACATGTGGTTCTCATTCACATGAAACAAACCCCGATACTGGGTATTGCTTCAATTGCAATACTGATAATTGGGAACCGGAAAATTATAGAGATGTAATGTGATTAAAAACAAGAAAGATATGAGTGAATTAATAAAAGAAGCTATTAAAGAAATCAATCATAGCTATGCAACTATAGTTGATGGCGAGTTGGTTTATCAAAGGAGTGCAATGCTTAATATGTTTCGTAAAGGTGCAGAATGGCAATCCGGACAATCTCCGTGGATTAGCGTAAAAGAACGATTGCCGGATGATAACGAGAATATTATTATCATGTGCGAGCATGGAGCGATATTTAATGGTATATACTGCAATAATGTGTGGTTCTGCATGGATGGTTATATAAATGATTCGTTTAATGGTAATCCTATTTATTCATCTATGGTAAGTATTCCGCCATTATGGAAGCCTGTTGCATGGATGCCGATACCGAAGTTTAACTAATAATTAATAAAGAAAAGAGGTGAATTAATATCAATACCCGATATTTAAAAGTTACCTTTTTCGATTAGAGAACATACTATCTATCCAGCGTACTACGTATACAATAATAACACCGGCTACAACCATGGCAAAAATACGAGCTAACATAATCAATTGTATTAAAGGTAACTTATTAAATAGTGCACAAAGATAGGAAAAAAGACGAATATCTATAGTTGAGATTAATTTTTGAAATGATACTAAACAAAAAAAGGCTATCTATCCCAGACAGCCAATCTTTTGTTAACCTTAATCTAATACTATGAAAAACACATTGCAAAGGTACGGATTTACAGGAATTATGCAAATTATCAGCCTTTGTTCAGCCATCTTATAACATGGTTTAGCAAGTAAACGTATATGTTAACTGTTAACATTGCTAATGTATAAAATTAACTAATGAACAATGAAGATAGATAAGAATGTTTGGACTGATGCAAAATACGCAGCCTTTAGGGTAGAGTTCCTTACCAATCGTGAAGAACTCTTTTTATATGCGAAAGCCATTTATTCCGCTATTATGTGGAGTAGGGAAGTGAATGAAAAGAATAGGGTTATTCTGAAAAAGAATAAATCTGTAAAATAAGAAAGGAGAACCAAGCGCACGACCACTCAATCCTCCCTCACACGATTATGATGCAAATATACTATTTACTTTTAAAATAATTGTGTTATGGAACTGGATTTTAACAAAATAATTCGTCTTAAAAAAATCAGAATTGAGAAATCAGAACTTTCAGAAGAAGAAAATACCTTAGCTTCACCGATTTTGAGAGATAAAAGCCTTATTAGGGATATCTATAAAATCTTCGTTGAGTTATTGAATAGCAGGAGTCTTCCCCCTTGTATTGATAGTGTAACACAACGAAAGAAGTTCATCTTCATCATCTTGTACCTGTTTTCTCCAAGCTCACTTGCCGGTGGAAAAATGGCTGCTGGATTACGTGAGGAGATGTCAAGAGTATTGGGGATTCAGTCTAAGAGTACAATTTCCGACAACTGTGCTGATGTCGTGTTTCTGTATAAGAATTATGGGGATTTTAGTGGGGATATAGAGTATCTTTACACCGAAATCGTAAATCGGTTAAAAATCAAAGGGCTAATCAATTAGTTGTGACTTGCTTTCATTTTAGTAGATTTGTATGGTTGCAATAAAGCCGGAGTTTAGTGCTCCGGCTTGTTTAAATCTCTATTAAAACAATCTCTATATTTTTTAGTATTACTCAGTACGATAAGTCTTTTACCTTTTGATGAAATGCTGTGTAAAAATTTTACAGGAATGATGTCAGCTACTATTTTTTCTACTGATTCACATGTTTTGGAAAAACTGTTTGTTACATATACAGTAGATATAGCATTACTTATATCTAAATATTCAAATTGATTACTGATTATTCTAAATTCATTTTCTCCTTTCCAGTCTCTAGTCTTGGTGAAATATATGGAACTAATTTTGTTTTTTATATAGCTTTCAATAGAACTGATTTTAGTTAGATTTGGTGGTATATTGGTAGCATCTTGAATAAGATTGACATATCTCACTGGCTTATAATACATTCCTTTCTGAAATTTTATTTTGCTATAGTCGAGTTCTATACATACCCCTTTCCCTTTATCTCCATAGTGTCCCCACATCATCGGAGACATACACCCTTTGATATATGAATCATAATCCATAGATAAACTAATTTGTTTATATGAATTGATTATATTAAGAATGTTATCAAATCTATTTTGCAATTCATCTAGTTGTATATTTTCTTCCCCAAAATTACAAGGTATAGATATTTTCTTTGAATATTCATTTAAATCATTAACATTGGCAATTGTTCCGAACTTAAGTTGCTTATTGTTCCATATTAATTTGAATGTATCTAAACTTGTATAATGGTATAGTTTGGAGTATTTTTGTTCTCCTTTTAGTGGCTTACCGGGGAAAACCCCGAGTGATGTAATTATAGGCATTTTTTATTTAATTAATAGAGTTTCCGCTTCTTTCTATTTATAATTTTAGAATACGTGGCTTTCCGTCAAAATGGATTTTACCTCCGCAGTGAGGGCAGGTGATAGTGCCTGAATCGTTTCTAAACAAATCGGGTATTTCCACTCCTAAAGCATCTGCTATATCGGCAAGCCTATCAACACTAAATTTGTTTCTTGCAATAGCCTGTGAAAAAGATACAGGTTGTATACCAAGTTTATCAGCCAATTGAGCTTGCGTAATACCTTTCTCTTTACACAGTTCCTTAATCCTTAATTCTGTATTTGCCATAATTGTCTAATTTTTGATGCAAAGATATATAATATAGTGTATATACGAAATAAAAATGAGATAATTATTTGTTTTAGCTATATTTTTATGTAAACTAATGTAAATTTAGTATATGTGCTATATAAAATGTATTAAATTTAGTATATATACATAATATATGTTTGTTTGTTTCGTGTTTGTACTATACATTTGCATCATCAGAAACGAAGTAATAACAATTAAAACATATCGACTATGGCAACATCAGTAATTAAACAAAGAACAATAGAGAAGTTCATCATGTCAGAGTTTGCACAAGGCAATTTGAACACAAAAGAACAAGTAAGCTGTATGCTCATTTTGATTCAAAAGAAGCTGGGTATGTCAGTAGAACAAGCAAGCGACTTTATGAGAAACGCAATTGGTATTAACGCTTAAATATACGATCATGGCAACAAAGAAAGTACTTGAGTATAATCTATCAAAGGTAGCAGGTGTTAGCGTTGAAATAACATTTGCTCGTACAAACATGGTAACAATAGCATGGGACAATAAAGATGACAGTGCATTCAACCGTTTACAAACATACTTTAAAGGTAAGTTATTTGATTATGAATACGATGAAGAATGTGATATGTCTGTTTGTTGTTTGAATATTTAAGTTTAACCAGCAGGGCGAAAGCCCTGCGCAATATAGAAGATTATGAATACAAAAGAAATAGAAATTGGTTTGAAATACAGAATTTCAGGTGATTTAGCTAATGGTCACTATGCAGATGGCACACCACGCATATCGCACGATGATGTAGTAAGAGTAATCAAACGAATTACAGATACACATGTGATTTTAGAGTGTGGACGTATGTTTATCATTAACGACAATCTCAAAATCGAGAAGTTCTAAGTTTTAATCCGGTAGCCTTCGGGCTACCACAATACACACGATTATGAAAGCGGATTTAGTTTTAGTTATTAGCCCCGAAGCCCCATTGATGAAGCAACTGGGCAAGGTATTGGGTAAGATGGTAACCCCTTATGACTTCTCTACTATAGAGAGGGGTGAAAAGTACATCACCATACAGCACGATGAAACTGGGCTTTTAGTGGCTTATACGAGTGAAGAAAGGTTGAATGTGAAACGTTAAGAACCAATAACGATGAGTGATTTATTAGAAGAAATCAAAGAAGCGAGAAATAACTTGGATAAACTTGAACGTCAGTATGTCAGAGAAACAGAACCGTGTCACAATACGAAATGTAGTTTTTATCGAGAAACGAGTAGTTTAAATTGCTGTTGGACTACTTTGGTAGAAGATTGTAAAGATTATCCAGGTGAAAAAGATTGAATGTAAAACTTAGAAGATTACTTATGAACTCAATAAACAAAAACGGTTGCAGTATATGCCAGCCCGGTAAAGAGAATTACACTACCTACACAACGAAGTTAGGCAGAAAGAGAGTGAGAATGTACCAGTACGACTACCGTACTGAAAGCGGTGAGTTGTTTTCTTGTTGTGTGCCTACCTTAGAGGCATGCAGAGAAAGACGGGACAAATGGCTTAGTTCACGACAATAAACCGATTGTCGTGTATAACGATTGAAGATATTTCGTTATCTTTGGTTGTGGTAGTACCTTTGGGGTACTATCTTTTTTATAGTATAAATTTTAAAATGATAGAACAGTATGAAGATTAATTATAAAGGTCAAGAGATAGAAGCGTATTCGCTTGTAATGAATAGAAACAACGCTTTAGATATTCTGAACGGCAAAAAGTGTATAGAAACTCGTATGCTCAGCTCTAAATATGAGAAAATGTTCACGGACTTCAATCAGATTGAGGAAAATGAAAAATTGAGAAAGGCCGGGCGTGAAGATGAATGTCAGTCTATTTTGAGAACGGATATAGAAGCTATTCATTTTTATAGTACCGGTGCACCGTGGACACTTGATGTAGCAATTGACGAGATAGGTATAGGCGAAGTGACAGAAGAAGGTATTAAGTTCATGCATGATGAATTTGATTTCCATGATTTTGATGAACAATTAAAAGAGTTCAAGAAGAATCCACCGAAAGAGTTGCCATTATTTTACTACTTACATATTTGTGAAATCATAAGCCATTCAGGTTTGAAATAATATAAGCCACTTGGGTGGCTTTGCTTATTAGTAAAAGGATTGTTTAATTTAAAATTAAAGATTATGCCAGAAACGTATGCAACAGATGCAAGTGGTCGAAAGTATCGTACCCGAAAAGATTATGAAGCCGGACGATTTCAATCTATGGGGCGAAATGCAGCTCAGCGAGCAAGAATTAATCGTAGGGTAGGCGGTAGAGTTGTCTAATGATGGATAAAGCAATAGACATAATTAAAGAAGTTGCTTTAAAGGCTGACAGGGTTATATTGTTTCACTCGGCATCGGGCAAGGACAGTATAGCCCTTTTGGACCTAATATCACCTTATTTCCAAGAGGTCGTTTGCGCCTATATGTATGTTATAAAAGACTTGTCTCATATCAATCGTTATATAAATTATGCCTGCAGTAAATATCCAAACGTGAAGTATATTCAGATACCTCACTTTGCGGTCTATTCATTTAGGCGTATTGGTTACTTAGGATGTGTTAAGAACGAGAAGCAGAAACTATACAATATGGCTCAACTTACGGATATTATAAGGGAGAAATATAATATCGAATGGGCCTTCTTTGGATTTAAGCAGTCTGATTCAATGAATAGACGTTTAATGTTGCGTACATATAAGTTGAACGGTATTAACGAAGTGCAAAAGAAGTGTTATCCCTTATCTGAATATCGGAATAAAGATGTATTGGAGTACATTAGTCGAAAAGGTCTAATCAAACCCGAATCATACGGAGGAAAACATCAATCATCCGGCACTGACATAACGGATATTAATTACTTGTTATTTCTTCGTTCTAAATATCCAGTTGATTTACAAAAAGTTATAAGTGAATATCCATTGGTAGAACGGAAATTATTTGAATATGACTATGAAAGAGCTAAAACAAAGTGAAACAAGGATTATAAAACGCTCTCAAATAAATCTTAATCCGATTAACCCTAAAAGGCATTCGGACGAGAAAGTAAAGCTGCAAAAGAAAAATTTGCAGAAAATTGGTTTTCTTGGTGGTATTGTATGGAATGAGAAATCGGGGAATCTGATTGACGGGCATCGAAGGATTAAGGCAATGGACCTGCACTACAAATACGATGGTACATCTAAAACGGATTATGATGTAAAGGTTGAAGTCATAGCTCTTGACGATAAGGCTGAGAAGGAACAGCTTACATATATGGCTGTAGGAAACACAAAGCCGGATATAGACCTTATAGCTGGCTACATTTCTGATATAGATTATACGAATGTCGGCTTGGACATTGGGGAATTGAATGATATTCTTTCCATAAACACAGAAACGCCATCTCTGTTGGATTCTGTGGATGATTTATTGTCTCCTCTGCCATCATTTGACGAAATTGAAATTCCCTCCGTGGATGAAAAGACTTATGATGAAAAGAAAGAGCACATGAAAGCCATTAAACAGCAAGTAAGAGAATCGGCAATAGAAAGACAGCAAAACGAAGAAGCGTATATCACATTGTCTTTTTCTTCTTACAACGCTAAAGAGGATTTTTGCGATTTGCTTGGTATCAGCACAGATGACAAGTTTGTAAAAGGGGAAGATGTATTAAGATTGATTAAGTGACGAAAGTAACAAATACGCGCGCCCGTACGTAAGGATATGGCAAAGAAACCTAATATAGAAGATTTTAGGAAGATTCTCCGCAAATCTGGTGGAAATCTGACTAAGGTTGCGGCTACGTTTAAAGTAGCTCGGAAAACGATATACCAATGGGCGAAAGAAGATGTTGAGTTTAAAGATGCCATATCAGATGAGCGTGGGGCTTTGGTTGATGAATGTTTAGTTTCTGCTCGTGTTCTTGCATTGGGTATTCCTGAAAAGGATGAGAGTGGAAATTTTGTGGGCTGGCGCGAACGTCCAGACGGCTATATGATTCGTTATTTGCTTTCTACATTAGGAAGAAACGAAGGTTTTGGAGAAGAGTCAGAAGATGCCAATGATGTTCACTCTGACAAAGGTATTGATATTGATAAATGGATTAGAGATAATGAGGAATGATAACGCCGCAACCAATATATTACCCACTCTACAAAAATAAGGATAAATTTATTGTTCTTATCACCGGCGGTCGTGGCTCTGGTAAATCATTCAATGGTTCCACATTCGTTGAGAGGCTAACATTCGCACGTGGCAAAGAGCCATATCAAAATGTGGTGCATCAAATTTTATATACTCGTTACACGATGGTCTCCGCTCATATATCTATTATACCTGAATTTATGGAAAAAATAGAACTGGATGGAACATCTAAATATTTTAAGACTACAAAAACAGATGTGTTGAATAAAAGGACTGGTTCAAGGATAATGTTTCGAGGAATCAAGACATCTTCAGGCAATCAGACAGCTAAGTTGAAATCTATTCATGGGATAACAGTTTTTGTATGTGATGAAGCAGAGGAATGGACGAATGAGGTTGATTTTGAAAAGATTGTACTTTCTATTCGTCAGGTTGGTATAGATAATTTTGTTATTATCATAATGAATCCTACTGACTCCAATCACTTCATTTACAAAAAGTACATCGAGAAAACCCATAAACTGGTAGAGATTGACGGTGTGCAGGTTCAAATCTCTACCCATCCGAATGTGCTTCATATCCATACTACGTATTTTGATAACTTGGAGAATCTTTCACCTGAGTTCTTGAAAGAAGTGGAGGATATGAAAGCGAACAATCCTGAAAAGTACGCTCATGTCGTTATCGGCCGTTGGGCTGATGTGGCAGAAGGTGCCGTATTCAAGAAGTGGGGTATTGTGAAAGAGTTCCCACGGGAATGCAAAAAGGTAGGAATAGGGCAGGACTTCGGATTTACTAATGATCCTTCCGCTGCTGTAAGATGTGGCATCATTGATAACCGTTTGTATGTTGATGAACTTTTCTATGAAACGGATATGCTTTCGTCGGCTATTGCCAACAGGTTAAAGCCTTTCTCTATGAAAGTTTTTGCCGATTCGCAAGACCCTCGATTGATTCAAGAGATAAAGAACAGAGGCGTGAATATCTATCCGGTAGATAAGTTTCCCGGCTCAATCAAAGCGGGTATTGATAAGATTAAAGACATGGAGTTCTTTGTAACAGAACGCTCTTACAATCTTATTACTGAACTTCGGAAATATGTTTGGGACAAAGATAAGGATGGAAACTACATCAATGAGCCAGTAGATGAATATAATCATTTGATGGATGCCATTAGATATTATGTATTGGGTTGTTTGCTTGGACGCATTTTGAAACCGAAAGATTTAACAGGAATATTCACACACTAAAAATGTAAGCTATGCCATTAAGTTTAGAAGAAATATTAGCGTTGCCCGATATCGGGCAGAAGATAAGCTATTTGAAGAAGGGTAGAAAGACCGAACTTCCTGACCGTTGTAAACTTTGGGACGATTGGAATCCAGAACGCCATGAAATCATGGTGGATAAAGAGAAGTACCCGGACAGAAAAGTTCTTGAAAAGGAAGCCGAGAAAGTTTTCAATGAGAAGACTGGCAAGACCTATGAAATCGAAGCGCAATATAAGACTGAACCGGTAAACCGTATTTCTATCCCTTTGGAGCAGGATATAGTCAACATTCAAACGGCTTTCACAGTCGGTACCGAACCGTCGATGGATTGTACTCCAACCGATGATGACGAAAAGAAACTATTAGATGCTGTCAAGGCTGTATTCAAATCCAACAAAATCAAGTACCAGAACAAAAAGATTGTCCGTTCCTGGCTTTCTGAACAGGAAGTAGCGGAATATTGGTATGTTACCGATGATGACTCATTTTGGGCGAAGTTTTGGAAGAAGGTAAAGACTACCTTCGGAGGAAAGGTAAAACCTACCAAGAAGCTGAAAAGCGTGTTGTGGTCACCGTTCCGAGGTGATAAACTTTATCCGTTCTTCAATGATGAAGGGGATTTTATAGCTTTCTCACGTGAGTACAAAAAGAAGCTCATGGATGATTCGGAAGTCACCTGCTTTATGACTATCACGGACAAAATGGTTTATCAATGGGATTTATCTAAAGGGTATGAAGAACGTCTGGCATTTGCTCATGGCTTCGGAAAGTTACCAGTTCTCTATGCCTACCGCTCCGAAACTTATTGCAAGAAGATAAAGACATTCCGTGTCCGGCTGGAAAAACTGTTATCTAATTACGCAGACTGTATAGACTACCATTTCTTCCCACTACTGAAGCTAATTGGAGATGTAGAGGGTTTCATGGGTAAGGTTAAGGACAGAATGGTTAAACTTACGGGGGAAGGTGCGGATGCTCAATATCTGACGTGGAATCAAGCAAATGATACCGTAAAATTTGAGGTAGAAACCCTCTTTGAGAAAGCATATTCTATGACGAATACACCACAAATCAGTTTTGAAAAGTTGAGTGGTGCTGGAAATGCTTTGTCGGGAGTGGCTTTCGATTACGTGTTTCTTTCGACACATTTGCAAGTTCAAAATCATGCCGAGGTGATAGGTGAGTTCTTGCAAAGGCGTGTGAACTTCATAGTCTCTGCTTTAGGTTCTATAAATCCATCTGAATTTAACAAAGCATCTGAAACGATAGATATTAGTACAGAAGTTGTTCCGTATCGCCTTGACAATTTAGAAGATAAAGTTAATGTAGCTGTAAAAGCTGTGTCAGGTGGTGTATGGTCGCAACGACATGGGGTAATGTTTGCTGGAAATATTGACCGCATCGAAGAAGAAATTTCAGAAATAAAAGAAGAACAAGAAGAAAAGAGAAAAGCTGAAATGCAGAAACAAGCCATAAAGAAAGGGGAGTGAAATCACTCCTCTTTGTAGCTCCATTGATAGCCCTTGTGCTTCTTTATTTTCCCATTACAACACATTGAAATCCCCGAATGGTGCGCACCAGTTGTGCGTGCCGCTTCATTCAAACTATCAAATGAATTTATAATTTTGCCGTCTTTTAATTGTAGAACAGCTCGTGAATTATGGTGGTTTTTGCCAGTCTTTTGCTTTCTACCAAGAACCCTATATGCGTGTAGTAAGTTTTCACCATCAGTAACCCATTCAAGATTAGTAACGCAATTATTGGTTTTATCACCGTCTATGTGGTTTACTTGTGGTAGGCTTTGCGGGTTAGGTATAAAAGCATTTGCGACCAAGCGATGAACTTTAAATATGCGCTTTCTGCACCATACATTCAAATACCCCTTTTTGCTTTTTATGGGTATTAAAATGCGTCCATCTCTAAACCAATATCCTTTACCGTTCCAGCATTTCTTTGGCAAGGATTTTACCCTACCTAAATTTGATACTTGATAATCGCCTTCGTACCCTTCAATGTCTTTCCAAATTTCATCCATAATTATTTCATTTAAGAGTGAATAATAAAGGCAGCCTTTAATGTCGTGCGAAGACTGCCTTTGGATAATCGTGTTAAGAATTACACTGCAAGCATATCAATACACGCAGCATGATGATTCACGCCCTTATAATGCTGAGAAAACTCTCTAAATTGGTCTAACAACCCCATCTGTATGATAAAAGAATATAATTCATTCTTAGCTTCTTTCTCAATATCAAACCGTTTTTGTACTTCACTTAAAAAGTCGCTGAATACTGGTATTGAATGTGTATTTGAACATTCAATCTCAACTGTTGCCATACTTTTCTTTTTCATTGTCATGCGATTTTGATAAGGTTACACTTCTTGAAACATCTATATTCTTCTTTCTCTGTGTCCCAGTACACTTGCAGATTGTCATTCGGCTTTCTACCTGTACCTTTTACCTCACCGATAAGATTCTCTTTGAGAGTGCCAAAGGCTTGACGTAACGTGCCATCGGTTTTCTTGAAGTAGAACTCTACTATCTTCACTTTCAAAGCCGCTTTCAGCTTCAAATTAGCCCATGCGCATTTTAATGCTTCACTCATTGAATAACCGTTCTTGCGAACAAAAGACCATGCCATTGACATAACCTCTTTCATCTGACTTCTAAATTTTGTGCTCATACTACTTATATGTTTTTAATTATACCACTTCGTTTAATTTGATGTTGCAAAGTAAAACTAATTAGTTTAATCACACAACATGTATAGCAATAAATAATGTTAAAAATAAAACCAAGTAGATTTATTTTAGTCATATAATTGTATTATGTGGTATAAATATCTATTTTTGCCGAATAAAACTATATAGTATTATGGACTTTAGAACAAGGATAAAAGAACTTTGTCAAGGGCAAGGTATAACTCAAAAAGAGTTAGCAGAAAAAATGGGAATATCTGATATAAGTCTGAATAAGACTTTACGAGGGGAATATCCGCAGTTGCAAACATTAGAAAAGATTGCGAATACATTAAATGTTCCTATTGCCGAACTATTTGAAAAGCCGAATGCCAGTAATATTATCGGCTTCGTAAAGGTCGGAGATACCGTGCATGAAGTAAAGTCTGCGGAAGATGTGAAGAATTTAGCTGGAAAACTTTAAATCAATATATTGTTATGAGTCAAGAAGATGAAAAGGATATAGAACCTGTAATAGATAAAAAGAAAAAAGAACCTGAACAATTTGGAACGAGAAAAGCTTTTAAGAATCTTCCCCGAGATTTATCTCCTGATGATTTGAACAATTCTGGTACACAAAAAATGTTGCTTGCAGAGTTAGAAAGATTAGAGATAGCAAATCTCAAATTGGAAACAAAATATGAGGAGATAGGAAATAAGCTAGAAGGATATAAAGATATGTACCATAAATGTGATAAAGATAAAGCTGTTTTAGAAAAAGATATAAACCATGAGACTAGAAATGAAGTGCTTTATGCCTTTTGTTTAACTTTAGGTTCTGCTCTTTTTGGAGCTTCTTTTAGTATAAGAGAAGCTACATTCTGGTGGATAACAACTTTGTTAGGGCTTTTTATCATGTTAGGTGGCTTAGTATATAAATTTAAACTTATCAAATGATGTTAGAATTTAAATATATAAAAGATAAAGGTGATCTTGATTCTGAAAGGTCTGTTTTTAAAGTAATATCAGATTGTAATTTAGGTGATTTTATTGCATTTAGAACAAAAGAAACATCGGAAGATGGAATATCCAGTAAAATAGAATTGCCTTTTTGGTTCCCTGATAAACGCATTAAAAAGGGAGATACTGTAGTATTATATTCTAAGAAAAGAAGAGTAAATGAGAAAACTAATAAAGACGGCAGTATTAGTCATTTCTTTTATTGGGGTAATGATACTCCGTTATTCTTAGAAGATGATGATAGTGTTTTGTTAGTAGAAATAAGGAGGTGGTTAGCTGGTAATTGATTCAATTGACGATAAGGTTTCTACTGCCGTCTCCGCTGTCAGTGGTGGCATCTGGTCAACGCGTGAGGGAATCATGTTTGCCGGGAATGCTGATAGGATAGAAGAGGAGCTTGCAGAAATCAAAGAGGAGCAAGCGACAAAGAATAACAATGCGGCGTCTTCTAACTCCAAAGGATAATTCATTACTTCATGTTCTTATCGTACTATTGAGCGGAGCTAATTTAGTTCCGCTTTTTTGTTGGTAAATTCTGTTTTATAAAATATATACCCTATAAAAGTTTTATAATTCAAAATAAATTCGTATTTTTGCATCAAATAAATGAGATATGAGAATTGTATCACATAAGAAATTGAAAGAGTTCTACCAAACGAAAGGCTATGAAGATTCACGCATAGCCTTAGAACGTTGGTATGATATAGCAGAAAAAGCAGAATGGAAAAACCTATCTGATATTAAAGTAGATTTTCCTGCTGCTGATTATGTAGGCAATCAGCACTATGTATTCAATATTAGAGGTAACAATTATCGACTGATAGTAGTTGTAAAGTTTACAATGGGCTATATTTTTATTCGGAAAGTGTGCACCCATAAAGAATATGATAAAATAGATTGTTCAACCATTTAAGATACAGGATATGAATAAAGTTAGTAAAGAACAATATGAATTTGCTTTGGCAAGAGTAGAGGAACTTCTGCCATTGGTTGATGATAATACCCCTGCAAACGATAAGAATGCGGTGGAACTTACAGTTATGTCCGACATTGTGATAGCTTACGAAAAGGAGCACTTCCCAATAGAAAAACCAACTGTTGCAGAATTGATAGAATTATCTCTTGAAGAAAAAGGAATGAGTCAGAAGCAACTTGCTGGTGAGATTGGAATAAGTCCTTCACGGGTGAATGATTATATCGCTGGACGTTCAGAACCGACTTTAAAGATAGCAAGATTACTTTGTCGGGTATTGAATATTCCTCCGGCTGCGATGTTGGGTTTTTAACTGAAATAATAAGATTATGATTAATGCAAACGATTTAAGATTAGGTAATTATGTCTATAAGGTAGACAGCCGAACGCAACAAAAAGTTGCAAAACAAGTATTTATGATACAACCCAGTTACGTGAGCTTAGAAAAACAAAATGGAAATCCGTGTGATATTCACCTAGTGGAACCTATTCCTTTGTGCCCCGATCTTTTTAATAAAAATAGCTTCAAATTAATTGATGGTTGGTTCTGTTCGAGAAATGTGATTGATAAAATGGGGGTAGGGATAAAGTTAAATGGTGAAGGAAGTCTTTTCATCGTTATGAGTTCAGTATCTAATAGGGATATAGAAATGCCTGTTGAAGCAAAAATAAAATATTTGCATCAGCTTCAGAATCTATATTTTGCCCTTACTGGCAAAGAACTTAAAGTAAATCTATAAAGAATATCGGAGCAGAGTTACAATCTGCGACTTTATAAATTCAGAGCTTTTAAATTCAAAATTAAGGCGTGAGGCTTCGGCTATTCACGCCTTTTTGGTTTTATACACCTGTGTCTTCTACTAACTTCAACTTTGCTTCGCATTTGGGGCAGAGAAAGCTATTCCCTCCAACCTCATTCGGTGATGCAAAGAGTTGCCACTAATTTTTATGTGTATTGGTTATAAATATTAGAATATAATTTTGAAATATAGAATTGTATTCATATCTTTGTCATACGATAATTGAGTAACCAATGAGAATATTTACCGAACAAGCATTAAAAGAATATGCAGAGAACCATCCCGATTCAAAGGTCGCTTTGCAAGAATGGACTACCATTGTAAAGCAAAGCAAGTGGACTTGCTTTGCCGATGTTAAGAAAACCTTTAATAGCGTTGATAATGTAGGTAATCAACACTATGTTTTCAATATCAAAGGTAATAACTATCGTTTGGTAGTAGTGATTAAGTTCACTATTCAGTTTGTGTATATTCGCTTTATTGGTACTCATAAAGAATATGATAAAATAGACTGTGCTAATATTTAGAATTATGACAAAGATAGAAAATCAAGCCCAATATGAATGGGCGGTAAAAAGAGTAGAGGAGCTTCTTCCATTGGTGAAGGATGATACCCCATTGAACGACCCGAATAGCATAGAATTGGAGCTACTTTCTAATTTGGTTGCTGATTATTCCGAAGAACATTTTGCTTTGGGAGAACCTTCACTTGTTGATGTTCTTAAGCTTCGTATGTACGAAATGGGACTGAATCAAAAATCACTTGCAAAATTAGTAGGTGTCAGCCCTTCACGTCTTAGTGATTATATTTCTGGGAAGTGTGAACCAACTTTGAAAGTTGCGAGGGAAATAAGTCGGAAGTTGAATATTGATGCAAATATAGTATTGGGAGTATAAGGGAAGAGGAATAAACATTTTTGTATGAATATGTTAAGAAACACTCAACATTTTATTGTTGGGTGTTTTTTTTGATTAACTTTGTACAAAACTACAAGTTGTAGTCTAAAGTTATACCCCAAAATACTGTTATATGAAAGATTTAGTTCCTTTATCAAAAAAATATTTCGACATAATAGCCCTGTTCTCAAGAGAACCTTTTGTGAAGTTGATTACAAAAGAGTTAGAGTATTATACTGATGGTGGCGATTTGATAGGTTTTATTTGTTTAGATTTGATTGATAATAATTACTCCGCAGGGATTTTATCAAGAGATAAGTCTATGCAGTATAGAGCTGCAAAAGTTAAAGTTGATATGTCAACTATTCCAGAAGCAAGAGAATGGCTTAAAAAATCATTTAATGAAGATACTATTACTCAGCATGATAATCGTAACGAATTCTTCGATTTATTTAAAGCATTGGAAAATGAAAAGACAATTCATCCTCATTTCAAATTGCTGAAAGAATCAGATTTTTATTCAAGTGCAAAAGAAGTTATTAAAGAATTATCATACCACTACAAAGATATTGACGGCAATTTTATAGACCAATTTCAGTCACTAAATGGCTTTGATTCTCGTATCTTTGAATTATATCTATTCTGTTTTTTTAGGGAACAATCTTTTTCTTTTAAAAGAGACTTTGAAGCCCCTGATTTTATTATAAATAAAATGGATGAAGAAATAGCTATCGAAGCAGTAACAATAAGTAGGAAAACAGAAAACACAAAACATATTACAGATTACGAGCCCAAATCGCCAGATGAAATAATTTCCGAGTTAGAAAATAATGTTCCTTTGATGTTTGGAAGTGCAATCTATGATAAGGTTAAAAAGAAATATTGGGAAAAGGAACATGTACAAAAAAAACCTTTCCTTATAGCTATTGCAGATTTTCACGACACTATGTCTATGACATGGACATTTAATTCATTATTAGAATACTTATATGGATATAGGTACAATAATTACAAACACTCAGAAACTGGAGAACTAATAATTAATCCAGTAAAAATAGATTTTTTCGAGAAAAGTAATGGTACACAAATTCCTGCGGGCTTCTTTTTAGACAAAGCCAATAAAAATATTAGTGCTATACTCTTTTCATCAACAGCAACATTATCTAAATTTAATAGAATAGGTAGACAAGCTGGAATGGGTAATGGGAATAGTTTATTAATACGCCAAATGATAATTTATAACCATGATAAAAATGCTGATAAACCTAATGTTGTAGTTTACCCTGTTGATGAGAATGCTAATGAAACATGGAGTGAGGGAATCGTGATTTATCATAACCCACATGCCTTATATCCGTTAGACCCTAATTTATTTGACGATTCTGTTGCACAATGTTTTTTTGATATGGAAAGTAAATTAGTACGAAGTATCATGCCTCAAATTTTCCCTTACGCATCGCATACAATGAATATAAAGCCAACAGACTCTTTAAACAAAAATGGAGAATAAATATATTCTATATTGAAGAATAGTAGAAACAGATTTCTTTGCTACTTTCTTTCCCGCATAGGCTCACGAAAGAAAGTAGCCGGGCGGGAGTGCCACCCGAAATAGATTACAGTTCCGAAAAGCTATCAATTTCACATTCCAATATAACGACCTCCACCTGATGGGTATAAAAGTCGTTTTTCTTTTCAGTATTATTATTTTGGTTCTATTATTTAGTGATTTGAGTCTTTTTTTATTCTATTTCTTCACAATCCTTTCTTGGTGAATTATACACCACTTAATTATTTCCCTTCCACGCAGTTACTTCTTACTTTTATATCGTATTTACGACAATGGATTGATTGTCGTGAATGGGAAGCCTAAATATTTATCAATCATCTGTATTGGTAGTATTTTTACTTCCGCAAATTGAATCTCAAATTTTAATTCATACGGTATGACAATCTTAGAACAAATCTTGGCAGGACTGCAACAGAAATTCACTGGGGTGGACACTGCTATCTTAACCCGAATCGCTACTAAAAAGGCAGAGGGTGTAACGGACGAGACAAAGGTAAACTCCATCGTGGAGGGTATCAGCTTTTCGGACGTGTTAAATTCCTATGGCGATTTCCGTGCCGGGGATGCTACCCGTACTTCTGTATTGAACTACGAGAAAAGGCATAACCTTAAAGACGGTAAGCCAATTGAGAACCCTAATCCCAATCCTAACCCTAATCCGAAGCCGGAAGATAAGACGGACGATATGGCGACTATTATTGCCAACGCAGTGAATGCAGCCGTTAAACCTCTTTCTGATAAGCTCGCTCAATTCGAGACAGAGAAGTTACAAGCTACCCGGCAGGAGCAGATTATGGCAAAGGCAAAGGAGTATGGTATTCCAGAAACATTCGCAAAGCGTTATGCAATTCCTGATGATGCGGACTTAGATACTTATTTCAAGGACGCAAAGCAGGAACTTGCCAATGTTGGCTTTAGCGGTGTAACCCCTCCCGAATCAGCAGAAACGAAGATTGAGAAAGAAGCTGAATCTATCGCCAAGATGATTGACGAGGGAACGAATGCTATTGTTGAACAAAACAAGAATTAATTATGTCAGCAGGATTTAAGTATGACTTGGTTCCGCATGTTGAGCAAGAGGAACGTTACGATGTCCAGACAGGCATCCGTAGACGTGGCCCGTTCAAGCTCGATACGCAGAACCTAGTAGTGGGAAGTTTTCTTCCCGGATTTACACCGATTTGTGCGGATTTGAAAAACAAGTTCGCTTATGTGGTAATCAATGTGGAAGTAGTGGAAGCATACGCAACCGGTGATGCTGCATTGTCCATCAAGGTAGCCAAAAACTCTTTGGCATACGTGGGTATGTTCATCGGAAGCGGTACGAAAGGTGCGGAAGTAACGGCTATTGACAAGACCAACAAAGTGTATGATGTATTGACAATCAAGGCTGCTTTTGGTGAGAATATCGCCAAAGATGCGGTACTCTTTGAGGCGGTTGCGGTTGATGGTTTGAAGCAGAAGCACGTGGCAAATTCGGCTCTGTACAACCGGACAAAGGTTGAGGATGGAATCACACTGGTTTCATTGCTTCGTACAGCCGCAGAAATTGAGCCTTCAAAATTGGTTATGCCGTTCTCCGAGAACGATAAAGCCAACACGAAGGGATGGTTTGAATTTAACGAATAAGGAGGTAGGATATGTTTTTAACGATTCAAACATTATTCGATGATGCGAACATTGTTTCCGCTATCATTAGACGTGTGAACCAGACACGTAAAGACACAATCTATTGGCAGCAGTATCTTACTTTCCGTAGAGTAACTACTCGTGTGTTCAAAGATTATATCGGCTCTGTAACTGGGGTAATGGCCGGTTCTATCAATTCACGTTTTGGAGAGAAACCTATTCGTGAACGTAGAAATATCGGCTCCGGCTATGGTGAGATTGCCTATTTGGGTGATGCTTATCAGATGTCTATTGACCGTCTTTCTGAATTGCAGGATTTAATTGACAAGTTCAATGTAGCTAAAACGGCAGATCAAAAGGTCGCAATGGAAGAGATTGTAAACTTCCTGGCAGATGATTACCGTCAGATTACCCTTGCTGCTCACAAACGCATGGATATTATTGTTGGTGCCTTGTTGATGCTTGGTGAAGCCACCGTTTATAACAAGGATGCTGCAATTACTTCCGGTCAGACCAATAATAAACTGTTGGAAATTACCCTTCCGTTCAACTTTATCAAGCCGATAAGTGGCGATGTGATTGTAGACGGAAAGAATATGTTTATCTCTTATTTGAGAGAGAAACTTCATTCTTTGGCTCCTGACTTTGGTGTTTATGCCAAGATGATTATGACACGTGCATCTTTCAATAAGCATGTTCTTGGTTCATCCGAGTTTGGAGAGCAATATAAGATGATTCTCGGTACTAACGAAATGAAATTGAGTACAGGCTTGGTTTCCTCTTCTTTGGCTTCCGAAGTGTTCACCGGTATCGGCCTGCCGCGTATTGAAATCAAGGAAGATCACGTGAAAGATCAAACGGGAAAGAACGTGCAGATTTACGCAGATAATCGTATTACCCTGCTACCCTCTGACCAAATCGGTTATATGCGCCACCATACCCCGTATGAAGCGGCCGACCCGGTACAGGGACGTACTTATATCCCGTCAGAAGGTCAGATGCTTATCTCCAACTATCGCGACAAAAACGGTCGCTATATGGAATATACGGCAGAGTGGATTCCGCAGATTTCCAATCCGGATTTGATTACCAATATCGACTTGAGCGAGATCGCATCAATCCAATCAGCATAAGGAGGTGACTATGAAAATAAGGGTTATATCTGTTTTTCGCGACAAGTTCACCGGTAAGTATTATACTCCTGGTGAAGTGATTGAAGTCTGCGAGGAATCGCGTGTGATGGACATGGAGAGCCGCAGGCTTGCCGAACGGGTTGAGGTGAAAACTCCCGAAGTGAAGGCTCCCGAAGAAAAGAAAGAGGTTAAAATCTCCCTTTTTGAAAAAGAGTTTGATAAAAAGGTTTTGGTTGATGCTTTAAAGTCTATTGGCGTGCAGGCTTCCGGTAACATGAAAGAAGAAACTCTTTTGGGCAAGGTTGCAGAATTTGATGAAGAATCAACTGCCAAGCTGAAAGAAGCATTAGGAATTGAGTAAGGATAGGGTAGTTTACTCTACCCCTCCGTTGTCTAATTTTATAAATCAGAAAAGAAATGAAGAATTTTATTTTTGCCATGTGTGGTTTTTTGATGATGTCTTTGGTTTCGTTGAGCGTGCAGGCATCAAGTGTGAAATCTCCTAAGTGTGAGTACGTGAATCCATCTGTTGATGTTGGTTTGCCAGACATTCAGTGTATCACTTTTGAAGCATCTCCTGTTGATTGTGTTGTGCTGACCGTTCCGCAGCCAATATTTATGGTTGTGGATAGTCCAGTGAAGCAACCAGTGATTATTACGGCAATGCAAAGGAAACAGATTTCAGTTCCTAAATGCCCGTTCCGGTACGTCTATAAGTCGAAGTATTGCACACATTATAGTCATACAGCTATAGTAAACTGATTACACCATATTAAGATGACGGTAAACGAATACATATCACAGAAGTTTCAGACTTTCGGCATTCAGTTGTCGGAAGCTGAACTTTTGGATATGTGTCTGAACTCGAAGATAAGCGGAGAGGATGAGATGAATGAGGATTGTTACGGCCGTGTCTCTGTAGCGATTGTGAAGTTCATCCCTTCTTTATTACTTCGTGCCACTTCAATCAGTGAAAGCGGTTTTTCTATGTCTTGGAACATTCAAGGTATTAAGGATTACTATTCATTTCTGTGTAAACAGTACAGTTTGAAAGACGAGTTGAGCAACAAACCTAAATGCACTTTCTTATGATATTCGTCCCACACATATTACAAGTAAAGGTAATCACTCCAATGGATAAGGATGAGTTCGGAAGACCTATTCCCGGCACCGGTGGTGAATGCTGGCAGGATGTATGTAAGTGCCGTTGTGATGATAACACTACCAAAGAGTTTACGTCTGATAACGGTTCTGTGTATCGTCCTAACTACCATGTGGTGTGCGAGAAGAGAATCACTGTCAAGGCAGGGGATGAGGTCCGTTGCATGGATGGCGATAATTTGAGAGGGCAAGGCGAGGTTTATACGGTGAAGAATACGAACTACTTTGGATATTCGGAACTATGGATGTAGGATTTGATTTTTCAGATGTCGATTCCTTTTTCGATGAAGGAGAATGGGAGGTTGAGAAGAAAATGATTGATGAGGGCAATGAAGCCGTTAAGTACGCGGAAGAGTATGGCAATTATCAAGACCACACGCTCACTTTGAGAACGTCCAACAAGTACGATGTCGATAAAGACGGATTGACACTATACAACGATGCGGCATCCCCTAAAGGCTACAACTATGCTTCCAATGTGGAATCCAAAGGATATGATGTACTAAGTGGCGCCGCTTTGTATGCAGAGAAACAATTAAAAGAGGAATTTGAAAAATGATAACAGTAACAAGAGAAGATGTTCTTGCTAATATGCAAGATGTGATTGTGAAAACGGTTGTGGAGTTCGATAAACCATGTACATACGTAACAGTTCGCATGAAGAACGGTTTTACTCTACGGGAATCTACCACTTGTGTTGATCCTGCTAATTACAATGAGGAAATCGGAAAAGAGATTTGTTTGCAAAAGATAGAGGATAAAGTTTGGTTCTTGCTTGGATATGCTTTACAAGACAAACACCCTATCAATCAAACATTCAAAGACCGTTTGCTTATCGAACGACAGGATTTAGCCGAAAGGTTTAGTAAGCTGTGTGCTTTTGTAGATACTCCCAAGTTTGAAGAAGTTGTAAAAGACGAACACCAACGTGATTTGCTTCTGCGACAGCGCGATTATATGAGCGAGTATCTGAACGTTCTCAACCAACGTATCGAAGCATTGGGATGATAGTAACTACCGACATAGGAAACATTCTCTACCGGGATTGCAAGGATTTCGGGATAGACATAGTACCGGCAGGAGAAACACTGACGGGCGAATTGAAGTCCGAAAGGATTGTCATCCACACGAAGAAGCAACAACCGGAAATATATTGGAAGAAGTCCTTTGCCGAGGTAAATATCTGTGTGCCTAATTTGAGTGAGAATGAAGCGAACTCTATCCGTCTGAATGAGCTTGAAAGGCAAGCCAACAAGTTATTCGACGATGTGGTAAGCACCTATGACGACACAGCCTATCGTTACTCAATCGAATCAATCGGTACGGAAGCGGACACAGCTTTGAAGTGTCATTATGTGAATGTGAGAATTTTGTTTGAAGTATTAAATGTAAAATAATAAAGTTATGATTACAGCAGTAGAAATTGACGAACTGTATTATGCAGAACCTATTAAAACGGTTGCAGCAGCGGCAACCGGGCTTACAGGTGCGGAAGTAGCTGCCATCTTGAAGAATGCAGCAACGAAGCGGGTCAAGAACGTACACGGTGACACGTATCAGTACGAAGAAGCGGAGGCGAGTGTAACTCGTTACAAAAACGCTTTGACGGGTGAGTATTACCGGGAAACGTCCGAACCGGGTGAGGTAAAAATCAACTTTACCATTGGCGAGTATGATTATGCTACAAAGGCTGATTTGCAAGGTGGTAAAGCCGCAGAAAAGAATTGGGAAAGAGGCAAGTATAAGCCTATTCATAAATGTGTGATTGGTAAAACCAAAGACGGAGTTTATGTTGTGTTCCCGAAAGCGGCTATCAATGCTCGTGGCTCTAATACCGATAAGGCTGTCGGATTGGCTGTTTCAGCCGTTCCCCTTTCCACGGGTGTAGATGGATTGGCTTCCGAGAAGTGGTTTGACGAATCGGAAGTAGTTGTTCCGGAAGGATAAGGTAATAAGATCGTTTAATTGAAAGGGTGGAAGTGGTGTTTACTGCCTTCACTCTTTTTTTAATTTAAGATATATGAATCAAGGTGCAAAAATAGTTTCAGATGCCATAATAGGCAATGATTTTAAAGTTGTGGTAGTGAATGGGAAATCGTATATCATTTATCCTCCTACTATTCATAAAATAGCTGGAGCAGCAAGCTATTTGTCGAATGTAGGAAAGATAGAGAACTTAGAGGACATATTTCTATCTATGAAAGATACTCCCAATGCCTCACATGCTCTTTCCTGGCTTATTAATGGAAATGATGAGTTGTTTGAGGAGTTGTCAAAGGGAACATTTGAAGAAAATGTAGAAGCTTTATCCATTGCTTTCTCATTGATTTCGGTTGAAAATTTTATGAAGCTGTCAGCTTTAGTGAAGAACGTAGCAAGTCTGGCAGCGAAACAGAAGTAGAGGGAAATAACTGTCTACTCGGACAGATTGCATCGTTCATGGATTCGTTACATTTAGGATATGAAGAGGTGGTGTACAAGATTCCATATCGCAATTTGGTAATAATGCAGATGGATAAGCTCCATATGGTATATGGAGAAAGGGTAAAGAAAACATCTGGTAAGGATATGGTAAAAAGGAAAGGGTAAATTAAAGCCGGAGGTTATTCCGGCTTTAATTCATTTTTATTATAATATTTTCAAGCGTTTCGTATTTCGTTTGAATTGCTTGGAATTTCTCATTTAACTCGTTAATTAACTCCTCAATTTTAGAAATCATAATTAATCTTATTTTTTTGTTTTTATTGGCAGTCTTATCATATTCGGATTCTAGGTCATAGATTAATCTTCTTCTAATAACGTTCGTGCAACGTACTTTTTCACAAGGATGAACTCCGTATATTGTGGGAATGCTATTTTTTTTGTATTGTAAATAATCATTAATTAGTGAAATGTATGATTCATATTGACAGAAAAAGAATTTAAAAGATTCGTTTACTTTATCATTTAGCTTATCTGTTGTGGTGGTAACAGATAAGCTAATTCTGTATTGCTCGCTTGCAATCATATCTTTTACTATTTTTGAAGTTAACTTCATGAAAATTTCTTTGTTTAATTTTTCATTTGATTCTATATAATCTATGTATTTTGAAAGGGATGATATATAGTCGTTATGTGTTTCATTTATTAGATTATTACATCTACTAACTTTGGTGTTGAAAATAGTTTCTAAGTATTTTTTATTTCTTAATTTCTTGTTTTCAATAAGTTCTTTAAAGAAATTAATTAATTCAATTATAATTGTTTCCATAGGATACTCTTTTATAATTTCTCCGCTAACTTCTTAGCATTCGCAAACCTACTTATAATATCCGAAAAATCAAATCACAATGTAGGAATTTTGCATTCGGGTGAAAATAAAGCCCAAATTCAGTATTAAGCATCCTGCATGAAGAAGTTATTGCATTTGCTTTTTGAATGGTGCTATTTGCATTATTTGGATTTATCTAAATATTCTTCTTGAAAACAATATGTTTTATCTATTCCATCCATAGTCTTGCATTTAAAAATATTAGGAGACATATAACCAATGACAGTTAGTTTCATATTTTCAGGTTTGTATATTACAATATCTCCTTTACAGAATTTAGTATTAGATGGAAAATCTTCTTTATCAGGTTCAATATTATTAGTTATGTTACTTGTTGTTGGCTCGAATTTATCTTTATCTTGAAAGTCTTTTTTTAGGAATTGCTCCATCATATTCTTCATTTCACTTACATTGTTAGTCATTCCCCATACTTTGAAAAACAGAATTATTTGAAGAATACCGAATACGATAATGATGATTGATACAATGTTTAATGTCGTTTCCATGATAATTCGTTTTAATGTTTTTGGCAAAAATATCTCAAAAAATAATCACTTCAAACAAATTCACGACAATTATTCCGTTGTCGTATATTAAACACTTGAAAAATCGCTGGGCAACTTGTAATCGCCGAACTTAGCGCAAATGAAAAAATAATGGAGTTTAGAGGAGATACATCTGGATTGGATGAATTACTTGAAAGTATAGATGACGAGTATTACAATACTCTTTCTCAAATAGGGAGAGATGCAACCCAAAATGCAAAGATCAACAGGACTTATGAAAATAGGACTGGAAATTTGAATAACGCAAATGGGGGATGTGTTGTTCGTAATGGGAAGATAGTGGATATGTGGGTGGAATCGGACGGTTCTCATCCTGATGCAGTCAAGAATACGGAGAATTTTCTTATATATTCTGAAAAACCGAAAGACGGGCTTTATTTGGCTAACGGTCAGCCTTATGCAAGCTATGTCGAAAGCAAAGGGTTTGAAGTTATTATGACTAATGGTGTCTTGTATGCTGGTAGACAAATAGAAAAAAAATTATAGATATGGCAGGTATTATTTCAAATGTAGACAGTGATGTTCAGAAGTTGCGCAAACTAAAGAATGAGATAGAGAATGTCAAGAAAGCATTGAAAGGTATTAATATCACGGTGGATATTGATATAGCTAAAGGCTTACAGTCTCAGTTAACCTCTCTGATAGGGCAATACGACACATTGGTAGATAAGATTGCGGCAGCGGAAGGGAAAATAATGCTTTCGGTCAGTCGAATCAATAAAGCTACTGAAAAGATTGTTCAAGCGCAGGAGAAAGTTTCTAACCCCGTAGATATTCCTGCACAGACAGGTAATGTGAATACACAGACTAATACGGCTGAAACTGCAAGTATTCAAGCACAGGCAAAGGCTTATGATGATTTGAGAACCGAGATTAACGATATTCTTGGAACAAGGGATGCCAATGTCAAACGGCTGGTAGAAGAAATGAATGCTATCCGTCTGATTAATGCTGAAATTAAAAAGATAACCAAATCACAAAGTGAATCATCTTCTTTATCTTCTACTCAACAAAGAAGGCTTGAACAGCTTAACAATTCACTGCTGACACATAAAACCGCATTGTCAGAAGTGAGACAGACGTTAAACAATAATGTCAAGCTGGATAATGCTGCTGCTACATCAATGAATGGGTTATCACAGTCCTTGTCTAGAATGAAAATGACTTATCGTGAGTTGACGGAAGAAGAACGAAAATCTTCGTTTGGGAAGAAACTTCTTGAGTCTATTAATCAGGCAGATACAAAAATGAAGGAGCTTGATGCTACAATTGGCAATCATCAACGAAATGTAGGTAATTATGGTAAGCAGTGGAATGGACTCAGTATGTCAATTCAACAACTAGGACGTGAGCTCCCTTCTTTGGCTTATGGTCCAAAAGTGTTTTTCTCTGCTATAAGTAACAACTTACCGATTTTAGCCGATGAAATTAGGCGGGCGAGAACAGAGTATGAGCTATTAAAGAAATCGGGACAATCGGCTACTCCTGTGTGGAAGCAAGCGGTATCTTCTTTGTTTAGTTGGCAAAGTGCTTTAACAGTTGGAATTACCTTGTTAACCCTATATGGGGATAAAGTGGTTGATTGGGTTACTGAATTATTTAAAGCAAAAGAAGCAATAAAAGAATTACTTAGTGCTGAGCAAGAAATGGCATTGGCTCGTAAAAAAGCTATTTCTGATTCTACAAAAGAGAGGGCTGAACTTGATTTGTTATATAACAAACTAAAAGGTACTTCCTTGTCAACAAAGGAACGTACAGCAGCCGTCAATGAATGGATGAAGAAATATCCTCAGCATTCTAATATAATGAATGGTGAATTGGTAAGTCTGGGTAAACTTGAATCGGCTTATCAATCATTATCGAAACAAATCATAGAATCGGCAAAGGCAAGGTCGTATTCGGATAGAATAACAGAACTTGAATCAAAGCGATTTGATGCTAATTTTAAAAGACTGAATCAGAAAAAAACATTAGGTATTGCGGAGAGTGAATATCTTAGAACTAAAGAAATTTATGAGAAACTTCAGAAAGATTATGATAGTGGTAAATCAGTAGGGCAAGCATTGTCTACAGCACGTGTTTCCTACATGAATGCAAAAGAAGAATATGAGAAGCAAAAAGAAATATATGATAATTTGGAAAAAGAAACTAATGATTATGCATCTAAAATAAACTATATAGCAGAACAAATAAAGGTGGATGATTTATATCCTCAACCTGAAGAAGGAACTCATGACTATTGGCAACAGCAAGTGCAAATAGCGGATGTAGCTTTGAAGCAAATAGATTCAAAGCAAAAAGCACTATTAGATAATGCAGTAAAAGACCCTAAAAAAGACTTATACGGATTAGGTATTGATAAATCTATTGTAGACTCTTATAAACAAGCCATAAAACTTAAAACAGAGGCAGAAAAAGAACTAAAAGTCTACGATTCATCTTCCAAGCAGGAAAACCAAGCCGAAAAACTCCGCAAAGAACAAGAGAAATACGCCCTTCTTCAATCCAAGCAATCTCAAGATAATAAACGTCAATCCAAAGATTTAGAATTTGAAGCCACCCAATCTCGTATAGATGCAATGCAGCAAGGTTCCGAAAGGACCATCGCCCAAATGAAACTCAATCATCAAAAAGAGGTTGAAAGTCTCAAGCGTAATCGTGAGGACTATCTCCGAAAGAAGATTGAAGCCGAAAGAAGTCTGTTTGAAGCCAATCCATCCAATAAAGGCAAGTCATTTGATACTTCTACAATATCTCTTAGTAAAGATGAAGAAGATATGTTCAAAAACATCATAGAATCTACTATCTCCAAGCAAGGGAATGAAATATCATCTTATTACAAAGACTTGCTAGCCAAGTATCAAAGCTATACAGAGAAACGGTTAGCTACACAGAAAAAGTTCCAAGAAGAGAGGGATTCCCTCGTAAAAGCTGGCGCATCAAAAGAAACGCTTACCGAGCATGACTATCAGAGAGATGAAGCGTTGGAGTCAATAGATAATGAATTCGCTATGCGTGAGGATTCTTTTAAGGCATGGGCTGATAATATAGCTGACCTGAGTTTGGAAAAATTACGTGAGCTATTGGTACAGGCTGAAAGAGAATTAGAACGATCTGAGTTCCTGAACCCGAATGATCCCAAGTTAGCCGGACAGAGAGCTAAGGTTACGTCTTTGAAGAATACTATCGGTGAGAAATCAGAGAAAACCAGTACATCACCTAACAAACGTAGTCAAAAGGAATGGCAGGACTTGTACAACACACTTTCAAAGGTTGAAAGGCAATTTGATGAGATTGGAAATACTGTAGGTGGGACGGCCGGGGAGATAATTTCTGCTGCTGGGGGTATCGCAACATCAACGCTACAAATGATTGACGGTATTGTGACGCTTGCCAATGGTTCGTCAGAGGCTATGTCTGGCACAGCACAGGCGGCATCTGCATCTATACAAGCCGTTGAGAAAGCCTCTGTAATCTTGGCTATCATTGGTGCAGCTTTACAGATAGCAACCAAATTAGCATCTTTATTCGGGAATAGCAGTATGGAATACTACGAAAGCCTAAAAGATGAATTGGGAGCGATCAATGAAATCTATGGAGATATAATTGAGAAAAGTAAAGAGAAGATTGTATTTGGTGGTGGTTTTGCTGCTTTAGAATCATACCGGGAAGCTAACGATTTATTGGAAAGACAGATTGAAAACTACCGAAAATTGGCGGAAGCTGGAGGGGATGCCAGGAAAACAGGTTCTCATTCTTATGCTTATCGTGCCAATGAACGGCTCAGTGGGCGGAGTGCTTCCGGTAAAAGCGGTGTTGAAGCGGGAAAGGGACGTTTTGAGGACATTTCTGAGGTATTGGGAAAGAATATAACGAAAGTTCAGGATTTATACAATTTGACAGGTGAGGAGCTCTATCTTGTACAAACGAAGTTTCCAGAAGCATGGTCTAAAATACCTGAGGAAATAACTGATAGCTTACAGGCTATTATTGATTGTAGGGAAGAATCGGAAAAACTTAGAGATTCATTAAATGAGGCTATTACAGGCGTTTCATTTGATAGCTTTTACAATGAATTCATAGACATGCTTTCAGATATGGATATGTCTGCTGAAGACATGGCAGAAAACTTTGGTGAATATTTGAGAAAGTCCATTCTTGCGGCTATGGTTGCGAAAAACTTCCAGGAAGATATCAATAAGTTGTATGATAAGTGGGTTGCTGCCGGAGAAGAAGATTCATTGGGAGGCATGACTATTACAGAAGATGAAGCCCGGGATATCCAAGACGGATACAAGAAGCTTGTAGATGCGATGGTCCAAGCTAGGGACAATATGAGCCAGGCTTTCGGTTGGGATTCTTCTGCAACTTCACAAGATTCTTCTTCCCGGGGATTTCAAACCATGTCTCAAGATACTGGCGAAGAATTAAACGGTCGGTTTACTGCTTTGCAGGTCGCAGGAGAGGAGATAAAGAATCAGAACGTAATCCAATCCCAATCCTTAAATCTGCTAACTGCCAAGGCTGATGCTATACTTTCAATTAATACGGAGACAAGGAATATCGCAGATGATACAAGGGACTTGATTGCGCAGTCTTACCTTGAACTGGTGCAGATTTCGGAGAATACAGGGGCAATCGTCAAACCTATTCAACAGATGCAAAGAGATATAGCAGAAGTTAAAAAGAATACAGCAAAATTATAGTCTATGAATGAATTATTGATAAATAACAAGGATGCTTACGCTTTATGGGGTGTGAGAATGGGAGAGGGGTTTCTTGATGTTATTGGGGCATCCGCTCCCATGAAGGATTTTATTGAGAACAAAAGCCGACTTGAACATGGGAAACGGGTAATAATCAATGATCCTAAAGTCGATGAGAGGGAAATAACTCTTTCGTTCACTATCGAGGGTAGTTCTCAGTCCGATTATCAATCAAAGAAAAAAGCTTTCTTCGATGAGCTTTATAAAGGCAAGGTTGATATTCAAGTCCCAGCTAATAGTAGCGAGATTTACCATCTGATTTATCTCGGTAAAAGTATCACTTACGCACAGAGTTTAGACCGAACTTTTGCCAAATGTTCGATGAAGTTTAACGAACCGAATCCGGTAAACAGAACCTAATTCACGACATTGGTTTTATTGTCGTGTATGTGAGTGCTCAAAATTGGGCACTCTTTTTTTTATCTCCGAACTTTGGAGATGTTATGATAGTAGACATCAAAGACATATCCGGTAACGTTCTTCTTGTAACTACTCCCAATGGAGGTTGCAAGCGGAAGTTTACGCTCAAAAAAGAGGATTACATACTTCTGAAATTCTCTTTGGAGAATCCCATATATTTCAAGTTAGGTTCATACGTTGAATGCGATTTGGGGTTATTCGAGGTATGCGACCTTCAAAGTCCCACCTTCAATACCGATAACGCAGGCTATGATTATGAGCTTCGTTTGGATGCATATTATTGGAAATGGAAAAACAAAATCTTCAAATATACCCCAGAAGTGGCAGGGCAAGAGGCATCTTGGAATCTCACCGCTTCACTTGATGTCCATGTTGATATAGTCCTTAGAAATTTGAAAGCTCTTGGCTATAAGTATAAAGGACAGGATTTTGAATTTTCCATTGACAGTAGTGTAGAGAATAAGTCTCTTTTGATGAGCTACGACAATATCAATATCCTTGATGCCTTGTTCTCTATGGGAGCTAAAGACAAGTGGAACTGTGATGTGTGGGTAACAGAGAACATCATCCACTTCGGACGGTGTGAGTTCGGTGATCCTGTGGACTTCGAGCAAGGTATAAATGTGCAGGAAATGACACGTTCCGATTCGCAGTCTGATTACGCCACGAGAATTTACGCTTTCGGTTCTACAAGAAACATACCTTCCAACTATCGTCCTGTTGATGAGAGTATTGTTGTGAATGGAGTTGTACAGAAACGCCTTATGCTTCCTGTTGGCACTCCTTGCATAGATGCATATCCTGACATGTATACCGAGGAAGCGGTTGAACAGGTGGTTGTGTTTGATGAAATCTTTCCCCGAAGAACGGGCACGATGTCGGATATTACCACGAAAGAATACACCGACAAGATAGAAAATGCGGACGGAACAACTACCGAAGAGAAATGGAATGCCTACCGCTTCAAAGATACCGGCATTACTTTCTCAAAGGATTATATCCTTCCCGGTGAGGAACTGAAAATAACTTTCCAGTCCGGGAAACTCAATGGCATGGTATTCGCTGTGGCATTTGACCCGGACGGCAAAGATGAACAGCTTTGGGAGATAGTACGTAATGAGGACTACGGGCGTAAGCTACCCGGTGATGTGCTTGTTCCGGAAGACGGTGACAAGTATGTTCTTTCCGGTTGGGACAGTACTAAGATAGTTGAACTGGGGCTTGTGGATGCCGCAGAACAGGAACTGAAAGCGGAAACGGAGAAATATGTAGCCAAATCCAAGATAGACCCGAACACCTATACTTGCACGATGATGTCCGATGACGCATACCGTGAGGACGGAATACATAATCTCTATGGTGCAGGTCAGAAAGTTAACCTGATTAACAAAGCCTATTTCGAGAACGGAAGGCAGTCGAGGGTTATCGGGTTTGAATTCAACCTTGACAAACCTTATGATTCCCCCGTATATACTGTCGGGGAAACCGCTGTCTATTCCCGCATAGGGGAAATAGAGGATAAGGTAGAAAGTCTCACTCTCAAGGGTCAGACGTACACAGGTGGAAGCGGTAGTGGCGTATATGTGATAAGAAGAAATGACTCTACTCCTGCAACTGACAGCAATGTGTTCTCGGCATTGCGTTCGTTGTCAATGTTTCTTCGTAAAGACAAGATGGATTTCACTAATTACCTATTGAGGTTATTAGGAGGCTTAGAGGTCGGTCCCTTTTCTCCCGGCGCTCTCGGTTCCGGCGCCGCCATCCAGATTAACCCGCTAACCGGCAAATCCCACCTTGAAGTTGACGAGCTCTTCGTGCGCATGAAGGCCGTCTTCAAGGAACTGATCATCGAGTCGTTACGCCATATCGGCGGTGAGCTGGTATTGTCTCCCGCCCGTATGAAGTGCGTCCGGGTTGAAGAACAGGATGACGCCTATCGTTGCTACTTTGACCGGGGAACAGTAAATGAATCAGGCCGGTATGAAGTTGAGCAGGAATTCACTGTCGGCGCCCAGGGCAGATGCCAGGTGTTCACCGGTAGCGGCCAGAAATATTACTGGCGCCTGGTGACCGCCGTGGGCGATGACTACATTGATTTATCAAAAACCGACTGCGATACTGGAAGCGACCTTCCTGAATCCGGTGACGACATCTGCCAGCTCGGGCACCGCGGCGACGAATCCGGCATGAACGCGATCGTCCTGTCCGCATACGGTCCTGACGCCCCGTCCTATAAGCAGTATGCCTATATCGACAGCTATTCCCTTGCGGACAAAGAGGTCAGCGTGACCTCTCCGAAGGGAAACAGGTATGTCGGTGACTTCATCCTGAAGACCGGTGTCAACATAGCCACCGAGTTGCAGATACTTGAGAACCTGATCAAGACGGAGATTCAGAGCGTGGAATACGTCCTGAACGAGACCGACAACTACCTTCTGAACGCCTCCTTCGTGAAGGACATGGAGGGCTGGGGCCGTGATGACGACGTGCAGGTATTGGAGGCTGAGGAATTGTTGCAGGCCAATTCGGAGTACCTTTCCGATGCCGGCAGGCTTGCCGGCGTAGTGACCTATGACGGCAAACTGTGGCTCAGGTTGAAAGACAGCTACGTAAAGCAGCCCAATGCCAACCTTACGCAGCCCGCGCAATCCGGCAAATTCTATGTATCGCTCCGTTATATCTGTACCGGCAGCGGCACCTTGACCTGCGGCTTTTCCGGTCAGGGACTATACAAGACCGCCTCCATCGCCATCAACCGCACTGCACGCATGTTTGAGTTCTCCGGCAATTGGGACGGTACGGGTGACTTCCTGATACAGTTCACCGGCGATATCCATATCAACCTGGTAACGCTGACCAACCGTCCGCTGGATGACTTCAAGCAGGAAGTGAACAGTACCTTTACCCAGATGGCGGGCAGCATCAAAGCCATGGTGACCTCCATCGACAATATCAACAATACCATCAGGGACAGCGGCTGGCTTACCACTGCCGACGGCACCAGGATCTGGGCTTCCGCATGCTGGCCGGACGGCACCAGGGCCATCTCCCTCTTTACCGTGACGCCCGACGGCATCTTCCTTGATTCCTCGCACATCAACCTGAAGGGCATCGTCACCTTCGAGAGCTTCGCCCCCGACTTCCAGACGGCTTACGAGCAGGCGTTCGGCAACGCGAGCATGACGGCCAAGGACGATGTGGCGCGGCAGCTGGGCTA